CGGATGTTCCATCTACCCCAGAACTACCAGAAGTCCCACTTGTCCCAGAACTACCAGAAGCCCCACTTGTCCCAGAAACTCCTGAAGTCCCCGATGAACCGGATGTTCCATCTACCCCAGAACTACCTGAAGTCCCACTTGTCCCAGAAACTCCTGAAGTCCCCGATGAACCGGATGTTCCATCTACCCCAGAACTACCAGAAGTCCCCGATGAACCGGATGTTCCATCTACCCCAGAACTACCAGAAGTCCCCGATGAGCCGGATGTTCCATCTACCCCAGAACTACCTGAAGTCCCACTTGTCCCAGAACTACCAGAAGTTCCTGATATACCGCTCGTACCCACATTTGTCCAAGACAATATACCAGAGCCATCATTAGTCAAAACGGTGTTTACACCGCCTTGTGCGGTAGGTAATGTATAAATAATATCAGCAGCTTGATCACCACCTTGGAAAATGGTATGATACGTTGGAGATATCCCACCCTCAAGAACCGCAATGGACTGAGCAGTCACTGACCCCGTCGCAGTCACGTTGCCCGTGAGCATCCAGTTGTTACCGTCATGCTGAGCCTTGATTGCACCCGTACCGTTGGCGAGAATGATATTATTGGTCAGCCCCGCCGCAAGCCCTGTTACGTTTGCGCCGAGGATTGTGTTGCCTGTTCCGTAGATAATTCCCCTACCGGTGTTGTAGCCCTCGGCAGTGTTGTTATCCGTGTTGTTGGGCGTAGCTGTACCAGTGCCTGTGCCCACTCCCGTTGCGGTAAACACTACGCCCACCGTGTTAGAGGAAGCACCGATGAGGGTGAAATTAGTCGTGCCTACTGTCTTAATGGTATAACTTGTGCCGACATGGAAACTACCTGCCATTTGGGCTGCGCCTAGGTCTCGGAGGGCATTCACACCATTAGCGACGTTATTGTTGCCTGTGGTGTTGCCGAAAAGGGCTTGGTAACCATTGGCGGTGTTTTGGGAGCCCATTGTGTTGTTTAGGAGGGCATACATACCATTGGCGACGTTGCTTTGGCCTGTGGTGTTGGCGAAGAGGGCACTCACACCATTGGCGACGTTGCTGTTGCCTGTGGTGTTATTGTAAAGGGCTTGGTAACCATTGGCGGTGTTCTGGTAGCCCGTGGTGTTATAGAAGAGGGCATTCGCACCATTGGCGACGTTGTTGTTGCCGGTGGTGTTGTAGAGGAGGGCAAACGCACCATTGGCGACGTTGTAACTACCTGTGGTGTTAGAGAAGAGGGCATTCATACCATTGGCGACGTTGTTGTTGCCTGTGGTGTTGTCGAAGAGGGCTTGGTAACCATTGGCGACGTTACTTTGGCCCGTGGTGTTGAAATAAAGGGCACTCACACCATTGGCGACGTTGCTTTGGCCCGTGGTGTTGAAGTAAAGGGCATTCACACCATTGGCGACGTTGCTGTTGCCGGTGGTGTTATTGTAAAGGGCTTGGTAACCATTGGCGGTGTTCTGGTAGCCCGTGGTATTGTTTCGGAGGGCACTCATACCATTGGCGGTGTTGTAGTAGCCTGTATTTTTGCCACCTCCCATTGCCCCTATACCAATAGCCGTGTTGTTAGCCCCAAACGCCCTGACTACTGGATTTGCACCAATATTCAAACTGTTACTGGCGCTGCTAAATCCTACTGGCGCGTTCAATGTAGCTTGCCAGTAGTCTCCGAGAGTATGCCCTGTAGTAGCGCCGAAGGTTACCGTGACGCCCGTGTAGTTTAGGGCTATTGCGCCAGAAGTAATACTGACGCCCGTACCCGCCCATGTAGACCCGCCATCTATAGACCAGTCAAACTTGTCGGGAGTGCCAGTAGCAGTGATTCTGATACGAAGAGTCTGATTGAAAGCGCCTGAGTAGGTGCCACCTAGTGTAGCATCATTTAGTCCAGTACCCGTGAAAGTCAAAGCGCCAATAGATGAGGCTGTGCCTATGGTCAGGTTGGCGTTGTTGTCAAACTTTGCCCGCACCGCATCCGTAGAATCCTGCACCTGTAACAGGTCCGCCGTCTGGCCGGAGGAACCCTTGATAATTGCACCGACAGTGCTAGTAGTAGGTGTCTGGACAGTGACGTTATTCGCCGTTATAGTTCCCGCCTCTAAATCGCCTAACGTCCACCCCGTTGGCTGGAGCATCCCTTGAAAGCCGCCGCCAGTGGTTATACGCAGTTTGCCTATACCAGACCTGATAATTCCAGCGTCCCAGCTAGTTCCAAACAATATTTGCGCCCAAGAATCCCCGCCCAAATGTAGTCCCGTTGTTCCGTTTATGTCAACGTGTGTTTCATTATTATCTGCGCTGTGGTGTAGCCCAGTATTTGCTGCTAAGACAAAGAAACCGCCTGTTGGGTCCGATGTTACAAAACTGTACCGAGATAACGCGGTAGAATACTGGCCGTCGGCACTTTCAAAAAACAGGACGCCGTTAGACATTCTTATCATGTCCTCCGGTACCCCATTATCAAAATAAAGCGATGCCCCCTCCGGGTCTGCATCTGGATTGTATGCGTAGATGGCGAAATCGTTTGTACTCAACACGGGGTGCTTCGTATCTGAAAGACCTTTAGCGGTAAATGTAAGTCGGCTGCTAGGGTATTGACCTGGGTCTGTCGGGTCAGAAATAGTCAGAGTTTGGTCGTTGAGCCAAGTATTCGCGTTGGCCAAATTTAGCCCCAGCGTTGTGCCAGTCTGTACAAGGGTCGAATCTGTAGGACCAGTGATGAATCCACCCGTCAACCAAGACAAATTTCCAGAACCGTCATTAGTTAAAACAGCATTTGCACCACCCTGCGAAGTAGGTAATATATAAGTGATATCAGCAGATTGGTCTCCGCCTTGGAAAATGGTATGATACGTTGGAGATGTTCCACCAGCAAGAATACCAAATGTACCCTCTACTGTGACACTTCCATTCGTAGTATCAACATTGACAACATTAGTAATGCCATCTGCCTTGTTAATTTGGATAGCAGTGATAGAATCAGAAGAAGGATATAATTTAGAAGTTCTTAATCCAAGATTAAATAAAGGAGCACCGTTAATAATCGTCTGAGGAGTGGTTTGGTCAAGATGCAGGAAAAGGAGATCCGTCACTGCCGCAGGCGCCGCGCTTATCCAATTTGAGCCGTCGGAAGTTAAGACATTGCCTGGCGCGCCAGGCGTAACCATTGGAATATTGCCTGACGCTGTGCCGTTAAGAGCTCCTGAAAGACCATTTTGAAAGGTCTGCATTCCATCCCAGGTATTATCAGCTTTTAAAAAAGCCGTTAATCTGGCCGATACCCTATCTTCTGTATAGTAAAGATTAATGCCCTCTGGGACAACAGTAGTGTTCAGTATTTGCCAGGTTTTGTCTCCACGATAATATTGAGCTGTGGTCCCCAGTAAAACTGCGGGCTCTTTGCTATAAAACAATGCCCAATCTGAAGCGCTCAAATAGCCATTGGTGTGACCATTTGCTTGCGTAATAGATACAGCGTCCCCATCTCTATGTAGGGGGGCTATGAATAAAATATCTGCTGGAACCATAGGCGTGATGGGCGCAGTTGTAGGGGGAGTAACAGGAGTAACGGGGCATGCTAAGGATTTACCCCCATGATCACAAAATTCTGATTTAGGCGGATTAGCTGTATCTATTATAATGCGCGACATGACAACTTCTTCCCCCAACAAGACATTAGAAAATTAATATATTATGACATTGTTCGCTTTTAAGCGCTGTTTGACTACGTCCAGTGTTAATTTATCTTGATAAGAAAATTCAATTAACTTAATACCATGAAATTTTAATTGTGACTTCTTCCATGCGTCACACATATTAGCATATCTAAAGTCTTCTGCTGTTTTATGAAAGACATTAGGAAAATAAGAATGCTGTTTCCCGTGATATTCTACCGCTAGTTTAAGTTCAGGGAAATATATGTCAACGCGTAATTTGGCGCCGCGAGGACTTAATAGCCATTCAAAAGTCTGTTCTTCCTTGGCCTTTTGTTTTAAAATTTGCTCTAATAGCCGCTTAAGTTTATCTTGACTTTTATATTTTTTCTTAGTCTGCAGCCTTGACTCGGCCGCAACCGGCCGAGTCTGAATTGGCTTACGATATGGACCGATAAAAACAGGCGCTATAATTCGTGCGCCACGCCGCCTGTCCATTTACACGATGGGCTTGTCCGTGGAAGAGGTAGAGGACTGAGCAGGTCCAGTCCCAGTATTCTGATCTGGCGGAGCCCCAGTGGGAGGCGTCGTTGCTACGGGAGGAGCCAATGGTGTAGTCTTCTTGGTACTGGGATTTTTCTTCTCGTCGTCATTTGTAGGCGTCTGAACTGCATCTGGATTAACCTGACCGCTAGATGGCTTGGCTGAAGTCGTTGATGGAGGCGGTTGCACATTTAAGGGCTCGGTTGCGATTAAAAGACGAGTCACATTATCAAGCACCGTGCTTTCTTTTGTAAGTCCCATATCATCAAGATGATTGGCCGACGTAACAAGTAAATCAACAATTTCTGACAATTCAGCCTTTTTCTTCTTAGCTTTATCGGAAATCTCAATTTTAGGGAACTTATTTTTAACTTTGCGAATTACCGTATTAACTAGCTCTTGTACGGAGCCAGCCCACCAATCTGGAGCCGTAGAGAATTGATTAACACGGCTTATTGCATTTCTTGCATGATTCTCATCGTTAATGGGGAATTTATCTTTCTTGCCTTTATTCTTAGGATGAGAGGCTGGGACTGCAAAAGATGCATCCGGTAAAGCATTCCTCTTTTTAGTTGTAAGCTTTTTAGCAATAACTTTAATTGGCATTTTCATTCTCCTTAGTTTCAGATATAGCTTTTGTCCAGCCTTTATGATTTTTTATAGCACCACGATACACAGCGCGCATTAGATTTTTATTGAGATTGCGCTCTTTGCACCAAGTGTCAAGGCCATGTTTAATAATATACTTCTCTCCTTCTGGGCTAATAAATAGTCAGCGCCACGATGTTCTCTGTACCAACAAACCCTTATCCTGTCTATGTTTAAATCTTTCATATAAACCATTACTGATGCTACGTTTAAATGCCATTCCGCGCAATGGTACCCGTAAGTATCTCTAAAATATACGTCTTGCCCTCAGATGCCGCAATCTAGCGATGCTTGGGTTCCCAAGGATGCCGTCATTCACTAATAAGGACTGATAATTGAGAACCGCAGCAGGTAGAGCACGGAAATGATCTTTTATAAAAAGCAAATCGTTCTTATATTGTGTAAACCTAGCAGTAAACTGATTCTGTAAAGCAGCAGAAACCTGCGCCGGATTAAAGTTAATGCCATTATCCGTAATAGTAAATTCTCTGCCGGATTCGATAAGCACCTGAGCACCCAAAGCTAGTAACGTTGCTCCCTCTGTAATAATAAATCTAAACCTTCTCAAGTCTATATTTTTCCAAGTAAATGCAGTAAACGTCGGCGTACCATTAAACTCAGAAAGAGCTGCATCCAGAAAGGCAGACAGCTCCGCTGCAGAAAATGCGTAACAACAAGTATTTGAATCTTTAAGCTGAGCTCTAAGCTGGCAAATTAAGTCATTGATAATTTCTAAATCACACTCATCTATAACTCGCTTAGTCGGACAAGTGCTTCTAGAAGGGCAGCTTGAACCACTACAGGTATACCATTGGCAAGTCCCCCCATCCCCAACGTACCCAGCTGGAGCACCACAACTGGGACATGCCGTCGTGCTAAACCCACCTGTAGTCTTAGACCTTAGCACTGGAAACGCTGTACCACAGGCAGAACAAACAGCCTGACGAGTAGTGCCCGGGATTTGATGATCTCTGCCAGATGACCCCGGGCAACTCCCGCCAGACTTAGTCACGTCTACGTAATTATTAGATAAGTCACAACTATCCCCAAGTAATGCACTTTTAACGGGGACGGACTCCATAGAAATGGGATCCTTAGCTTCAATTCTAATCGCCACCACGGCCTCCTAGAGGCGCGGCTTATTTCTTAGCTTTCTTGTTTGCTTTCTTCGCGCTCTCTCCCTTCTTATTTGGGACAGATACTTTTTTATCTGAAGTAGATTTCTGTGGAGCTAATACCTGCTCCTCTGGAGCATGCGCTGCGCCGGAGATTATTTTCTTTACCTGCTCAATCTTTCCTAAGATTTCGTCTGGAAGATTAAGATTGCTCGCAGGGGTGAAAGGGTCAACGATCCCCTTTTCCTCTTCGCTCACCTCATCTGGTGGTGCAGTGACAACTGCCGCCATATTGTTGCCTTTTCGCTCTACATTACCCATCACTGACTTGGGGATGTAGGAACCCTCCTCGGGCTTAGTCGGCGTTACGACAATAGCCCCATTGGGAGTTTTAATAGCCTGCGCAGCGGGAGATACGGAAATAATAAAACCCTTATTCATATACCTCTCTAGATCTGTACCGGCCAACTCCGACCCAGCAAACACAACATCAAGATCAAACACCTCTCCAGGCAAAAAAGACTTCGCCTTTGGAGTCCTAATGTTCAACTCCATCTTTGTAACATTCTTATATAAAGCCATAGTTCTCCTCCTTCTATCTGGCTCGGAGACACAAGTCTCCATTGAAATACAAAATATTAATAGCTACCATTATCCTGCTATAGCCACGGCCTTTTTCTCTCTTATAACCGTGACTTTAATTCTCCCAGGATAATCCATTTGATCGTGAATTTGCTTAGAAAGTGCACTAGATAACTGAACAGCCGCCACATCGTCTATAAGGTCAGTATTAACCACAACTCTAAGATCCCTACCACTCTGTAATGCCATCGCCTGTATGACCCCTGGAAACGTTAAAGCAACACTTTCTAGCGTCTCTATCCTCTTCACATAATCGGCCAGGTTATTTCTCCTTGCTCCAGGCCTAGAACCAGAAATGCCATCACACACAGCCACAAGAATAGAGATAAGATTAATAACTTCTATATCGTCATGGTGACTCTCAATAGCATTAACAACAACCTCATGCTCACCATATCTTCTAGCTGCAATTCCTCCTAATTCTGGATGGGTTCCTTCTTTTTCAATATCAATCGCCTTACCAATATCATGAAGTAAACCAGCTCTCTTAGCCAGCTTTACGTCTAATTTCAATTCCCCAGCCAATGCCCCACAAAGTTGAGCGACCTCAATAGAATGATTTAATACACTTTGCCCATAAGAAGTACGATATTTTAACTTACCAAGCAGCTTCGCTATTTCGGTATGAGGCATAGACAAACCTAAACTTCTGAATGTGTCTCTACCCGTCTTCAAGATTTCCCTCTCTAGCTCGTGAGAGTGCTTATCATATACCTCTTTTATCTTTTTAGGATTTACAAAATTAATAGCGGCCAATTCCTCTATTATTCTTCTACAAAGTTCTCTGGATATAGGATTAAACGCCGATACAGTTAAAATTTTAAGATCTTCGTTATTTGTTAAAATCTGAACCCCGGTTAACTCTTCAAGAAGCTTTATGTTTTTACCCTCATGCCCAATAAGCTTTCCACGAAAATTTTCATCAGTAATAACTACTTGAGAGGTAAGCCTAAGGGGAGCCTGCGACACGGAGACTCGCTCAATAGCCAATGTCAAAAGCTTTTGCGCCTCGAAATCCGCAATTTTTTGAACTTCCTCTTTAGAATCACGAAGAAAGACAGCCATATCTCGTTCGGTCTCTTTCTTGGCACTTTCTAATACAATAGATCGAGCCTCAGCTAAAGATAATTCAGCTGCTCTCTCTACCCTTGCCTTATACTCAACGGCTAAATGTTCCAAAGACGCCTCTTTAATAATTAAATCTTTATTCCTAACCTCAATAGCCGCCTCTTTAGCGTTTAAAGCCTCAGATTTACGAAACAAACTAGCCTTTATTTTAGCAAGATTTGCATCACGCAATTTTAGCGTCGCTTCTTTTTCCAAGACATTATTAAGTCTAATCGCTAAATCTTTACTGCGTGCTTCTAAGCTAGCTTTATCATTTAGTATCTTAGCTAATTCTGCTTTTTGAGAAGACTCCTTCGCTAATAGCTCAGCCTCCAATTCTAATAACTTAGCTTCTTTACTTTTAAGATTCCGAAACTTAACCCTAACCATCCATAAAAAATAAAATAACACCAAACTTCCAATGCCCAATAGGGCCAACAACATCATTAGAATAATCATATTCCTTCCTTATAACGCTCAATCTTCACCCCTAGTTTCAAATCCATAATTACGAAAACCAGTTCTACGAGCAATTGTTTCCACATTTCTACTTTCTTCTACAATTTCACCAGCCATCTCTAAAAGAGTTAATGGACTAATAGGGAGTGATCTATCGCCATTGTTCATCTTTTTAAGAAATGACCTAGAATAAAGCTCCTTAAGATAGGCCATACTCAATCCCTCTGTCTCATCAGCAAGTGTGTTAAAAGCTTGCATTTCCTTAGAATTAAACTTAAATCTACCGCCACATGAACAAAGGGATTTAAGCATCGCAATTCTCTCTTCCCTATCGGGATGCCCAATCTTTACAACTCTATCGAATCTACCAGGGCGTCCAAGTAGAGCTAAATCTAAATTTTCAGGATGATTACAAGTGGCCAATAATATAATGCCCTCTGGAGAACAGACACCATCCATCATATTGAACAACCTGTCAATCGTAATGACTTCTTTAGAGGCTACATTATGACTAACGATACGATCTAAATCTTCCAACAATAAAAAACTAGGTGCATTAGCACGGGCCATAGCAAAAGTCCTCTCAAGTCTTTCGTCAACAGAGCTACCCCTACGCCGCTCGGTATGATAATAAGCATAAAGATTAAACACCTTAAATTCATTGAACAAATATCTTGCTAATTGGCTTTTCCCGTTTCCCGGTGGGCCATACAGTAAATAACCCCTACGATATGCAATCCCAGCTTCACGAAATAAAGACTTAGAATCGATAAACGTTTTGACGTCATCTACAATAGTTTTATAAGCATTACGCATAAAAAAACCCTCTTGGTCCCTAACGACTTCGTTTTCTCCCTCTACTATGGTAACGGTGCGTTCTTTCTCCATGCAAGCCTGATGCATACCCATAATTACATTGCCAATATCTAACGCTATACTAGCATCTTTATACCAAAAACAATCCATAGCATTTATCCTGGCTAATGCTCTAAGAACGTGTCGGCAAAAATAAACCACATCGCCAGTAGAGGTTATAAACTTAGCCACACCTAAATCGAATTCATAAGCAGCATCCATGAGGGAAGCCATATAAGTAACATTTTTAAGAGAAGAGCACGAATTACTGCCCTCCTCCTCGTCGTTATCAACCTTATTACCAAAAAATACAGTATTAGTAATATTAGTTGAAAAAACATCAATAGTAAGAGTGGGGAATGGGCACTGTTTATAAAAATCCCGAGTGTTAATTACATATCTAAGAATAGTTTTATTACCCTCTTGAATAGGAGTAAATGAAACAAGCTGAAGTCTATGAGCTCTAACTAATACTTGGTAAAGATGAAATTGACTTGTCATACTCGTAAAAGTAGAAATATCTACTTTCTCACCTATATCATTCATATAACTTTGAAACTGTTCCTCCTTGGTAATTCCAATAACGGTAGGGGCCCAGTCTATCATAGGAATATAGCCCCGCCTACCATCTTTTAAGAAAGGAGCAATAGACAAATGGGCCGGAATACTATCGGCTCCTATAATTTTCTCTCTTATTTCCTCTGGTAAGAGGGCTCTAATATTTTCCGGCAATGGCAGCGGAGCTACAGGATCTTCTTCACATTCTGAGTTTTCCAAAGACTCATTATCTTCTGTCATTTATTCTTGCCATCCTTTCTTTTTGCACAATTCTTGATAGTCAATCGTGGGCCGTTTGAATGCCTGCGCCATATATTTCAAATCTTGTTTTAATTCTTTCTCCGTGTCCCCAAAGGGCGCAGACGCTTCCTTTGTTATATATTTAATATTATCATCTATAATTTTACCCTCATAATATACCTCATGTATTTCATAAAAAAATGATATTTCACCAGAAGGACTGACATAAGTTTTCTTAAAAACTCTATAATTCCAAGTCATTTGACCTCCACGAACTAATATAAGACATAATACCTAAAAAGTCAAACGCACGGACTTATGCCGTGCGTTTGGGGACATCTATTTGATACAGCATTCGGGCTCAACAGAGTGCACCGCGCCCTTATCAAATAGGCCCAAGATATCTGAAGCTGCCGCCACATCCCACCAAAAAGAGATGTGTTGGCATCACGAAATTCATACTATCCATTTTCAAAAAACTATTAGAGCAATTTGGCGTTGACGGTGGGACTTGAACCCACATTTTCAGTTCCAATTACGAGTCGCGGTTTAGAAGACCGCCTCGACTACGTCAACATGGTGTCCTCAGAGGGACTCTAACCCCCAATCTAGAGTTTAGGAAACTCTCGCGATATACATTTCGCCATGAGGACAATCTCAGTAAGCAACATTTGGAGCGAGCGAAGAATTCCACCATCTCGACCTTCGGATTGGCAATCCGACGCTCTACTTCTGAGCTACGCTCGCGTGGCAGGGGAGGTGAGATTCGAACTCACGAAAAGTCGGTTTCAAAGACCGATGCGCTAGGCCACTACGCGACTCCCCAATAAATTGCTGGAGGGCCAGGAGGGAATTTAACCCCCGATAGTCTGCTCTGCAGGCAGATGCGTTTTCTCTTCGCCACTGACCCAAATTATTGGAGCCTAGGGGGAGATTTCAACTCCCGTGGGCTTTCGCCGCCGCATTACAAGTGCGGTGCCATCGAGCACTAGGCGACCTAGGCATTGGCAGACGAGGAAGGATTCGAACCTTCAATAAGCTTCCGCTAACCGGATCCAGAGTCCGGCGCCCTTCCACTTGGGCCACTCGCCTATTATGGAGCGGGCAGAGGTAAACCGAACCCTCACTTGAGACTTTGGAAGGACCCTATGCTTCCTTTATATCATACCCGCTTACAACCACTATTTGGTGGCGAGGGAGAGATTCGAACTCCCTAAGTCCTAGGGACGAGTGGGTTACAGCCACTTACAGCTCACCATCGCTGCCGCCTCGCCATTTGGTGTCCCTAGGAGGACTCTAACCCCCAACCCTCTGGTCCGTAGCCAGATGCTCTATACATTGAGCTATAGGGACATATTATCTACCTAATTTACAACTCCTTTGGTCTGGGTGGAGGGATTTGGACCCCCGACCCTCGCGTCCCAAACGCGATGCTCTTGCCAGACTGAGCTACACCCAGACTTTTTGGTGTCCCCGACAGCTTGCGATGACTGCGACCTATCGGTTAAAAGCCGATTGCTCTTAACGCAACTGAGCTACGGAGACATATAATCAAAAAGCCCCCATTTCTGGGGGCCTTGTCTTCTCTAACTACGTATAGAATATTTTAAGACAGAACCCCCATTTTTTGCACACACCTACCGCAATAGCGTTGGTATGTTCTCGTCTGTGGTTTTGGGGTTCCCTGAGTCAACATTCTCATCGTCCTCGCAACTAATATAATATATTAATAGAAAAAAGTCAACCTTGATTCATCTCTGCCGTAGCCAATGCACATTTAGTGCAAAAATATACGGCCACAGAAACTGCATCGTGCGGCCAAAAATTTCCGCCATCAGCAATTTCATTCTGATGTAGATGAAAAATAAAATCTTTATCTCCGTGCTTTTCATATGCAACAAAAGCAATCCTAGCTGGAGCGCCACAATGAATGCACTTTATTTCTTTTTCAAATTTCTTTTGTTGCGACTTGTTTAAACCCTTGTCTCCAATTTCCACTTTCATTGAGTTTTTGAATATGCTATGAAGCTTTATAAGTATCACCACTTTATTTAACCTAGAACCATATTCCTTACGGACCTTACGCTCAAAGCTATTAGCCTTATCGTGTGCCTCGTCATAGGATTCGTGCTTACCTTTCATGAGCTCACATTCCCTAATTTCATGTACAGCGGAAGCCACCTTATCTTCTTCTGGAAGATATTCCTCAACCCAAATTTCATCTTCTGGAATATACTTATAGCGACCAGGATTCCCACCAGTAGTAAAATCCTGATCCAACTTATCCCTAACATAAGTCCCATCTACCGCATAAACAGAATATGGACCATATTGACACAGAAACTTTTTTTGCATACCAGCAGGAGACTTGGTCTGCGGGTGTGGATGATAATACGTCATTTCTCCATCGCCTGGAGAATGCAAAACGTCAATGCTCATTTTATGCCTCCGCACATTAACCTTAGACATTAATAGATGGTGCGAGATAGAGGACTCGAACCTCTGCCTGGCTCCAATCTAGAGCCACCTTTTCGGCCGGGGGTATAGGCCCCGTGTGCTACCACTACACCAATCTCGCCAATAAAAAATGTCCCAGGCTCTCACCTGGGACATAGCTCCAGGCAAGAGGCAACCTTAGTTAGTCTGACATATCTCCTGCTCGTTTTCTTTTTCGCCAAGAAGAATAAAATCTAACACGGCCTCAGAGAAACCGTCAATGTGGGTCCACTGGCCATAACCAATACCATTCTTCTCTACCGCCACGTTAATCATATAATTATTCTTCCCAAAAGGCATAGCCGTAGTAGGTTTATGCGTGATATCACAATCCTGTTCGTCTGTGATGACAATGATTCTATCTGCTGAGCCTTCTTCTTCCTTAACATAGTCAATCACCTGCTTGAGAAAAATGCCCCCACCGCCAAGCCTCTTAGCCTGTTGATAAATAGCATCCTTAAGCGCAAAGCCCCTACGAGAAGGCACAATACTTGTAGCATGAACGCGAGTATAATCGTTGCCTGCTGTAGCATAAATAACCGGATCTTCACAAGCTTCGCGTGCAATCATAGCTAAAGCGCAAGCTGCGTCTAAGCGGCTCATCCCACTCTTGCGGGACAATAATCCGCTCATGCTTCCAGATACGTCAACAATAAGAAGCGTCTTACCAGAAAGCTTTTCACGCATACTCATACTCTTAAACATGGCTTGCTCAAGCTCGGCCTCAAACTTAGGGGCCGCATTTGCAGCAGCAATAAAACGAAAAGGAAGAACCTTAGAAAAATTAACCTTATCAAATCCCCGACGAATCTGCTCCTTGTCAACATTGGCTCGCTCCATGTTACGCAAGTTGCGAATAAATGCAAGTCCACCTAACTTATCTTCATTGATAAGACGAACCCAAGTGTCCTTCTTATCTTTGCCAGCAGAGAGAGCTGTTTCCCAAGTATCTGGGGTAGCTAACTTATTAGTAATAACTCGCTTCCAGAGCTGAGCCTGATCGATATTAGCGGGAACTGGATGAATAAGACGTATAATATCACGAAGCCTAATATTAGACTTAGCGGAATTATACTTGGCCAGAGAATACTCATTCATGTGCGCTAGAGCCTTAGCTAGTCCCTTCTTAACCTGAATAGATAAAGGCTCTCTCTTCTCCAGCCAATAAATATTAATAAACTCACCCATCTCATCTGGACGTTGGATAACACGAGCCAAAGTATCAGAAACAAGGGAATCGCCATTATGAACCCTAGCTAACTCTCTAACCAAAAGCAAAGGTACATGGCGAAGATTAAATTTTTCCCTAGCTTCAATAGCAAGATCAGCAACATATTCTGGGTCTACCTTCTTGACTAAATCGGAAATACGATTGGCAATAGAAGTACCGTCCTCGTAGAAAGCGTCTTCCCACAATAAACAGCTGAGAACAGACCTACGTAATTGCAATTTAGCGTTAATATTAGCGGCAACAGCGCCTGGGGCGGTATAAACAGTCGTAGCGACTCTCTTATTTGTTTTCATTTTCTTTCGCTCCTCTCTTATCATATAGCGAAATAGTTAAGGCCCCGAAGAAACTATCGAAAACGGTGTATATCTACCATTAGAAGTAACCGTCTTCTATCACAATCGGGGCCTTAACTTATTTGTGAACAAGAGAAGAAACATTCGAAACAGTATGATACCTATTTATCCAATAGAAGTAACTGTTTCTATCACAATCTCCTGCTCAAAGTAAATATAATACAAAAAACTACAAAAGTCAAATTATTTGGCGGGTGTGGATGGCGTAGTTTTCTTAAACCAGCTCATAATCTTTGCAAACAACTTCGCTCTCCACGTAGCTACGTACATAAGCCACTTAGCCGCAGTCGTTGGCGTCACAACGGAAAGAACTAAAAGAGCCGCAACAACACCAGCCACAAAATCAAACAATGATCCAATCATGTTAACCTCCATTGGGAATGACACCACCCTATTGAAACACACAAATTAATAGACGAGACTGTCCTCATATAGTATAGTCTCCCATTTTTCTATATATCGCTGTCTATTCAATTCCCAAGAGCAACAAACACCACTTACCTTATCTAAAGATGCAGATGCAGGGCTGTCTCCAAAACCCATGTTACACAGTTAAGAGAAATCTTCTCTGACAAAGCTTATAACTGATTTGTGCATATCATCCTCGTGACGCCTTCGGTTAGCGTGACTTGCGGAGTCCATCCTGTAGCGGACACAAATGAACTGATATCAGCACAAGAATGCTTAATATCCCCTTGCCTTTCTGGCGCAAACACAACCTCCACAGACTTGCCTAAAGCATTATTAAATATAGCAATAACCTCAAGCAAGGAGATTCCGATTCCCTGTGCTACATTATAGATGCCTCGTAGGTCTACAGCAGAAATATAGGCTTCTACAGCATCCGAGACATACAAAAAATCTCTTGTTTGTTTTCCATCACCATAAATAGTCACCGGCTCTCCCTTCGCAAGCTTGCCCGTAAAAATAGCAATAACTCCACCATCTTCTGTGCCTCTTTGCCGAGAACCATATACATTAAAAAATCTCAATGAAACCCCAATAGGAGAAACCGCCACAGCAGCAGTCGCTAGATATTTAGATAAAGCATAGGGAGAAGGCCATTGAATGCCAGAATGGGCTGCACTTTCCACAAGTTTTTCTTGTGAGTCGCTATTTCCATATTCAGCCGCAGATCCCGCAAACACAAACGAGGTAAAGCCCAATTTCTCTGCCTTGGACAATAATGTTACTGTAGAGATATAGTTTACTAGCATAGTGCGAGTATAATTCAGAATCGATGTCTGCACACTAGAAATTGCTGCCAAATGAAAAATTGTATCTAGTTCAGGGTATTCAGTTTTTAAATCATCTAGTAATTCGGGTTCTGTAACTGACCGAGCTACAAAATGAAAAGCTGGATATTTCAGCGCGTTTACAAGGTTATCCATTGAGCCAGTTGACAAATCGTCTACACCTACCACTAGCCAATTATCAGCAAGTAGGCGGTCTACTAGGTGACTTCCAATAAATCCTGCGGCTCCTGTCACTACGCAAGCTTTAGCCATTGTATGCTCTTAAAATGCTTCCTAGCATTGGTTGAAAATATTGCAAAATCTTGTTAGCTGTATCGTGGATATTTTCACCGATAAACTGTACTAAGGGGTTGTTATTATATTCCCCACAATACACTGGCAGATTTCGCATCAAGACTGGCATCTGCCAACTCAACGCCTCTTTTATGACCAAAGGATTTGTTTCCATTGTAGACGAGAATAGGAATAAGTCCATCGCTCCATAAAAATCATCCAAGTCTGAGACCTCTCCCCAAATCACACAAT